AGAGCCTCCCCTTGGGTTAGCACCTCCTCCATTTCCACGTCTTCCACCTCTGCGTCGCTTAGGTTTAGCGTTTCCATTGCGCGCAGGAGACTTAGATCCATTGTTGTTTCCATTCATTTATGTCGCCTCGTTGTGTGTTATTTGTCAGCGGCCGCATACAACCACCTCACTGGCCAGGTGAGGGGAGGGGTTTAGCAACGGATTGTCTTTGGAACCGTTGCGGAACTTGTATCCGCTCGCGGTTCACGGTGCTCAAATTTGGATTTACTTGATTCAGGTTCAATGTGATAACATCTGAATTGCTAAAGCCCACATCCAATTCTACTACCGTACGTAGGGGAGGGCACTCATTTGGGTCCAAATTGATAGGGAATTCACCCTTCATCTTGATGGCCAAATAGTTCTCAACCTCCATAATTTGATCTTCCGTCAGATCATAGCGCAATGCCAAAGCCCTATATATTGGCTTGACCTTCCCGATAACACGCTCGCCTCTTGGATTCCAGTCGAAATTTGCCATCTGTTGTGGCTGACCTGAAATGGTGCCTTGGAGTGTTTTGAGGGCTGTCCGTAATAATGGGCAAGTGGGGCCAATTGTAAGACCAATGCAAATACCTTTGGCAACAGCCATAGGCTGTGGTTCCAGAGGTTTGATCATCAGTGTCTTCATCAGCACCCGACCGACCTTTGGTGTCCACACGCACTTGATTTCTCCATTGATATCGTGCGCTGCGAACCACCCCGAACAGAATTCCGCCTTGCATGCATCTTTTAATTCATAAAATTTAGTTTCTGGTTTCATGCCGGCGTCCTCAATGTGCTTCACCAACCCTGCTGTCGATGAGCCCATCTTCGTCCACAAAGCTCCCGAGACGACCAGAAGATTATCATCACCAAGAACAGCACATCTCATGTGTTCTCGTGGATCCATGGCCATCTCCCCGTGCAAGTAGGACAAATGTGTTTGTCCATTCACCACCGAATTCCCAGCTGATGTGTCTGGTACGGCTGATGCGCGTCCTGCGGTGCGCTTCCATTTCAACCCTGTCCTCGTCGAGCCTTTCTGTATTTTCT